TGCTCAAGCTCAATCATCAAAAGCGCCCTAGCCGTGGGTTCATCCATCGGCGGGTCTTCCAAAGTTACCTTGCGCTTGTCTGCGTAGTAGGTAGAACCATAGCCAATCGTTGCCACGTTAGCCGGACAAAGGTAGGGCTTAGCCCGATACCCTTCATACCGGCGGCACAGTTCAGCAGCAAGCTCCAAGTTCATAGGCCACGTTGCTTCAGAGTTCTATCGAGGAACCAATAGTTAATTGTTCCAGCCAAGAGTGCAGAGAAGTCAGGCGACATCATCATCTTAAAGACTTCCATAGGAGAAGCGCCTGCAAGCCATGAGTTCCAACCAAACCACAGATGCACAAAAGACCAGACCAAAAGAATCCAGTATGTAACGACAGGACGAACAGATGCAGACAAACTAGCAGCCCAACCACCAGCGGCTTTTACCATTACGGCTTGCTGCTCAATTGCAGAATTAAAGGCATCCATGACACCTACGTCAACTGCCGCCTCTCGTTGCGCTCCAATTTCAGCCAGCTTCTGCTGACCGCGTAGTGTCTCTAGTTCACACTGGCGTGTAAACATCAATAGTTCATGCTGGCGCTCATTCTTCTTGTCAAAGAACTTAAGAACTTCTGGAGCCAAGCGAAAGATACCGCCTAGTGCCCCGCCCAGTATGCCACCAAATACTTCAAACATAGTCAGTCCCTTTTACAATGTTTTTCGTCACTGTGTGACAACTTTACACCCGCTAGTAGGCCAATAAATCCACCAATAATAGTTTGGAATGCAGGGCTTAAAAGTTTAAAGATTTCGGAGTTGTCCACTTCTTTTGCCCACAAGCCGAGCAGGAAGGCGGACACCATGCCCAAGACGCAGAAACAAAGTGTTGCACTGACCATCAAGGTGACTGCAAATGTAAGTTTACCTTTTAAGTCTTCCATTACTTCTTCTCCCGTTTAAGCGCCTCTTCATATCCACGTAAAATTAAAGTTCGGGCTTCTGCCGAGTCTGCTGTACCCGCCCACATGGGCAGGTTGTTCCAAATGACTACATAATCTTCGGATTTGCAATATTGTGCATTGTTCTTTAGCCACGCAACCATTTGCTGATGGCGCTCTGACGGGTTGTGAATTATGTAACCTATGCCATAGAACTCGCGCACATGACAGCCATTCTTGGCTACGGCCCCAACCAGCCCCAACAGCAGTAACAGAATGAGCCAGCGCATTTATCACACCAGGCTCCATGCAATTATGTACGTGCCATAGATGACGAAGGCCACTAAACAGGCCGCCGCAATAAATGCTTCAGCCCAGTCCCACATGATTAGACTGTGGTAGCAGCCCAAGGCAATGCTGGTGTCACTACGGGTGGGTTAATTTGGTTCTGAATTTGAGCTTCTACAGCCGCTTCCGTTGCCGTTTTGTCCACGCCGTTAGCCCAGACCCAACCCAGTACTTGGTCTTGAGTTAATTGAGCGTAGGGTGTAAATGCGCCAGAGGGTGCAGGCACAGAGCAGGTTGAGTAGATAGAAGCGTTGTATGTTCCGTCTACACCAGCGCAAGTCCAATGCACTGTGAAAACAACGTCAGTGTTGCCGCCCTCTTGCGGGTAGCAGTCCATTGCTGTAACTGTCCAAGTAATAGTAGTCATGTTAGTCCTTTAAGGTTGTGTAGGCCAAGTGATTGTCCAAGGGAAACCAGCTTGAGAGGGTATATCACGCAGTGCTTGGCGATATGTTGCCCATGCAGTTTTATCTGCGGTGCTGTCGGCGATCTGTGTCCAGTCGCAGTCTCTGAGCAGTTGGGTGCGTTGCCTGCGTATGCTTGCGGCCTGCTCTGCGTCTTTCATAGCCTTGTATTCAATTTCTTGTTCAGCAGCTGTTTTGGCTGGTTGGTTTTCTATTGCTGGAATATCAGTAAAGATTGGGCCAAGCACGTATTTGATGTACCACTTGCCATCTAACTGCTCAACGCCATCACGTTGGCTGTATTGGTATACCGTGCCACCTGTGGCTTGTGGGCCTTCAAACACAATATCTGCGCCATGAGCATCGAGCCATTCCTCGGTTTGAGGTGCGACTGTAATTAACTCTGAAGGGTTTTGGGCAAGCAGTAGGTCACGGAACTCATTCCATAACATGACTGCGCCTGATTCACGAATTCTAATTTGCATGATTTTTCCTTATGCGATTGCCAAGAAGACGTATTTTCCACCATTGATGTTTAAGGCAATAGGTGAAGAAGCTACTAACTGAAAACCTGTTGCAACGGAGAAAACGCTATCAACGTTATATTCAACGGCTGTTGTATTTAATTCCAAATTTGGGTCTGTACCAGATATCATGCCGCGGGCTGTATCAAAAACGTACCAACTACCAGTATTGTTTGTTTGTTTAATAAGAACAAACCTTGCACCGCCCGTGAACCCGCAGTTTATAGTTTGCGTTGCGCCTGTACCTGTGTATGAACCTACTTTAGAAACACCCGCGCAAGTTGCAAATAGGTAAGCAACAAAATTTTGTCCAGAAGTGTTTGTACTGCTAGTGGCATAAAATTCTGTTGGGGTAGCGCCAGCAAATGGCCCGTTAAAACCAAACGCATTAGTTAAATTTAAAAAAGCATATTGTTCACTTGGATTAAGAACATTTGCATCAACATTCCAATTTCCTGTTGTGCTTCTTACTTTAACAATTATAAGTTGTGGCTGAACTGTAAGATTGTGTGGTACGAGTTGATTTACGGCTACTCCCGTCCCTGTATAGCAAACTACATCAAGTACAGACGGCGCACGTCTAAAGTTCCACATAATAAATGGACTGTATCCCGGCGATGATGGGTTATTCCAATCACCTTGAACCCCGATACCAATATTGGAAGCGAAGCCAACATCGTTGTTAACGCCGTTACCGCCGCCAATTCCTGATTGACCACCACTAGAATTTGTTACTAAGTAATTGCTTTTCCCCGTCAACCTATTACCAGCATATTTGGATGTAAAACCAGATTGTCTTGAACATGTAATGTACAAATCTACAGGGAAGTTAGTCGTTAGTGTTTGAATTGAGCCTGTTCCAGTTCCGTTGTACGCATTAGGACTAAACACAGTTGTACCAACTGTGGGCACTTTCATTGGGCCTCTACGAATAGCTACGTAAACATAGGTTGCATTAGAATTAAATCCGCCATTGATAGCTGTAAAACCTGTTTGATTTGGTGTGCAATACAAAGGAGAATTCTCTGCGCCTGATGTGTTTGGTTTTAATTGGGATGATTCGTCATAAGTCCAATTTCTCATAGTGTCTAATATGACCCAATCTTCCGCCGAGCTAGTTTTTTTAAACATTAACCATTGCGGCTCATATCCGAGATTTACCGTAACATTACCACCTGCGTCAGCAGTAAACGTACCGCACGAAACCACATTGTCTGTACCTGCCGCGCCAAAGCCCCCTGCGTCATGAGCCCATAGATAAGCTACATAGGTTTGACCTGAATCATTTACAGCACCTGCGGCCCCGACAGTAAATACACTTGAAGTTGGGGCAGTATCGTTCCAATATGCAGACGATATTGAAAAAACATTGTCACCGTTAAGAATACCAACTTTTGTTGCGCCTTGAGATCTGTGATACACGCTCCAAATAGATGATGCAGTTATGTTTTTAACAATAATACACCCGGGTGTACTTCCAAGATTATGCGCCACAGTTCTACCAGCAGTTGAATTACCCGTGTAAGTTACAATATCAAAGAACTTTGGTTGCTCTCGGAATGTCCATGAGGCGTATCTATCACCACTTAAATTAACTGTATTTGAACCATCATTTCCAAGAGAAAATCCGCTAGTAGTAAACGCTGTTAAAGTGTTTGTGTATGCGCCTTGCGCCCCAGTTCCGTTTGATTGAAGACCATTAAGCGCACCCCTTGCTGTGTCATACAAACCGTGATCTGTAACCCGACCTCTATTTTTAATCCAAACCAAACCGCCATTTGTAGACAGGTCGATACCGTTTGTAATTGTTGCTACTGTTCCGGGAGTGCCTGATCCGTTACCCGTACCCGTATAAACCCACGTTGAAAACACATCCTCAATGTAAACGGGTGTAAACGCGGTTGTGCCGTAGAAGTTCTGCACGCTGATCTGACCGCTACTTGGCACAGCACCATACGTGCCTGTCGTACCCGCAGGGACTAAACCACCACCAGCGTAGTATTCGTTTAACGCAATCGGGTTCGTGCCGCCAAACTCAGTTTGGATGTCGGAGAAGGTCAGGGGGCCTGATGCTGGTAGTGTCATTTTGCTTCCAGTGCTTTTACTTTGGCTTGCAGTTCGTTGATGGCTTCGATCAACAGGGGAACCAACTTATCATACTGAACTGTTTTGTAGTTCTCGCCTGACTTGCTGTTGTTGTTCTCATCCAAGTCAAACGGTGCGGCTTTGACGATCTGTGGCAACACTGCTTCAACTTCTTGAGCAATCACACCGACTTGCTCTTCATCGCTGTCGTAACCAAAAGACTTGGCTGTATCGTTGAATGTGTAGTACACACCAGACAACTTAGCTACTTTGTCCAAAGCATTCTCAATCTTGCCGCTGACAGTCTTGAGTCGCTTGTCAGAGAAGAACGCAGTGATGTTGCCTGTTGCGTAAATTGCACCAACGCCGGGGTCTGATGTTGTGCCT